GTTTTTCTTCAAACCGATCCAGGACGGTATGGATCGTCCTAAAACAGAACTTGCATACAGAGTTCCAGCTTCGAAGCTTACTAGAAGGAAGCTTGAAAGCAATGAACAACTGAGAGAATTAGACGGACTTGATACAACTATTGACTGGAAAAACACAGGTGATAACTCTTATGATGGTGAAAAGCTAAAACTATTAGCTCATGATGAAAGTGGTAAATGGGAGAGGCCTGATAACATATTAAATAACTGGAGAGTTACAAAAACTACATTGAGGCTAGGATCAAGAATCGTAGGTAAGTGTATGATGGGTTCAACTTCAAATGCTTTAGATAAAGGTGGAAATAACTTCAAAAAACTATACTATAATTCAGACGTTACAAAAAGAAATAGAAACGGACAAACATCTTCTGGACTCTATTCTCTGTTCATCCCTATGGAATGGAACTACGAAGGATTCATGGATTCTTACGGATCACCTGTTTTCATTAGAAAAGAAAATTCAGTCAAAGGAGTCGACGGTTTTGAAATTACAACAGGCGTTATTGAACACTGGCAGAACGAGGTTGAAGGATTAAAAAATGATCAAGATAGTCTAAACGAATATTATAGACAGTTTCCAAGAACTGAGCAACATGCTTTTAGAGACGAATCTAAACAAAGTTTATTTAATCTAACTAGAATATACGAACAAATAGATTATAATCAAGAGTTTAACAATTCAACAAGCGTTACTCAAGGTAAATTTATGTGGAACAACGGAATAAAAGATACTAGTGTAATATTTATTCCTGACAATAAAGGTAGATTTTTAATAACATGGGTTCCTCCTGTTAATTTGCAAAACAGTTTGATAAATAAAAATGGAGTTAAATACCCAGGAAATGAACACTTAGGGGCTTTTGGTTGTGATAGTTACGATATTAGCGGCACTGTAGATGGTAAGGGTTCTAACGGTGCTCTGCATGGTTTGACTAAGTTTAGTATGGAAGATGCACCTCCAAACCACTTTTTTTTAGAATACATATCAAGGCCTCAGACAGCTGAGATATTTTTAGAAGATGTATTAATGGCTTGTGTATTTTATGGTATGCCAATACTTTGTGAAAACAATAAACCAAGACTGCTTTATCATTTTAAAAGAAGAGGATATAGAGGATATTCTATGAATCGTCCTGATAAAATTTGGAACAAGCTTTCTACGACTGAAAAAGAAATAGGTGGAATACCTAACTCAAGTGAAGATATTAAGCAGGCGCATGCCGCTGCGATAGAATCCTATATTGAAGAATATGTAGGGTTACATAATGAAGAATATGGTGATATGTATCTTCAAAAAACATTAGAAGACTGGGCGGTCTTTAATATAAATAATAGAACAAAGCATGATGCTACGATTAGCTCTGGTTTGGCTATAATGGCCTGTAATAAAAACAGGTATAGACCAGTTCCCAACACAAAAAGACAACCTATTAGCTTAGACTTTAAAAGGTATGATAATAAGGGAAGTATTTCAAAAATTATAAAATAAGTATGGCGCAAATTTACACTAGCAATAATAGTTCATTTCCAAACCAAGTGGTTCCTGATGCAGAAAAAGCTACATTAGAGTATGGTCTTGCTGTAGGAAGAGCAATAGAAGGTGAATGGTTTAGAAACTATAGAGGTGGCGCAGGTATGTCTGGTTACGCTGTCAACTACAACCACTACCACACACTAAGGCTATACGCGAGAGGTGAACAGCCTGTTCAAAAATATAAAGATGAATTAGCCATTGATGGAGATTTATCTTACTTAAACTTAGACTGGAAACCTGTTCCAGTTTTATCTAAATTTGTAGATATTGTTGTAAACGGAATAGCAGATAGAAGTTATGAAATAAATGCATATGCACAAGATCCAGTTTGTTCTAGACAAAGGACAGCTTATGCTAGAGGTTTAATGACAGATATAGTAGCTAAAGATTTTTTAAAAGAAGCAAAAGCAGTTTTAAATGTAGATGGTTTTAATTCAGCAGATCCAGACAATGCTCCTCAAGATAAAGAAGAACTATCGGTTCACTTGCAAATGGACTTTAAACAAAGTGTAGAAGTAGCAGAAGAAGAGATTATAAATACTGTTTTAGATAAAAACAAATACGATTTAACTAGGCAAAGAGTTTGCTATGATTTAACAGTATTAGGCATAGGAGCACTTAAAACTAGATGGGATAGATCCAAAGGGGTAGTAGTTGAATATGTAGATCCAGCTACTTTAGTTTATTCTTATACTGAGGATCCTAATTTTGAAGATCTTTATTATGCTGGTGAAGTTAAATCTGTTTCTTTACAAGATTTAAAAACTCAGTTTCCAGGTTTAACTGACGAAGAAATGGAAACTATACAAAAGTATCCTGGAAATGCAGAATACTTAAGAAATTGGAATGGTAGGTCTGATGATTTAACAGTTCAAGTTTTGTATTTTGAATATAAAACATATTCAGATCAAGTATTTAAAATAAAGAAAAATGCTTATGGTCTTGAGAAAGCTTTAGAAAAGCCAGATACTTTTAATCCTGCACCAAATGATAATTTTGAAAGAGTGTCTAGAACTATAGAAACATTATACAGTGGAGCTAAAATACTAGGACATCCTATGATGATGCAGTGGAAATTATCAGAAAATATGACTAGGCCAACTGCAGATACTAACAAAGTTTATTTAAACTACGCTATTTGTGCTCCTAGAATGTACAAGGGTAGAATAGAATCTTTAGTATCAAGAGTGACTGGTTTTGCTGATATGATACAGCTTACACATTTAAAAATACAACAAGTATTAGCTAGGGTAGTTCCTGATGGTGTTTTCTTAGATGTTGATGGTTTAGCCGAGGTAGACTTAGGTAATGGCACAAATTACAATCCTAGAGAAGCTTTAAACATGTATTTTCAAACTGGTAGTATTGTAGGTAGATCAAACACTATTGAAGGAGATCCTAATAGAGGTAAGGTTCCAATACAAGAATTACAGACTGGATCAGGTGGTTCTAAAATACAAAGTTTAATACAGACTTATCAGTATTACTTACAAATGATAAGAGACGTAACAGGGTTAAATGAAGCTAGAGATGGATCAATGCCAGACAAACAGTCTTTAGTTGGGTTGCAGAAATTAGCCGCCGCTAACTCTAATGTAGCTACTAGGCATATTTTACAAGCTCAATTATTTTTAACATTAAGAGCTTGTGAAAATGTTTCTTTAAGAGTTGCTGATTCTTTAAAATTTCCATTAACTAGAAATGCTTTAGAAAACAGCATATCACAGTATAATGTCGCAACATTAGATGAATTAGTAAATTTAAATACTCACGATTTTGGTATATTTTTAAATTTAGAACCAGATGAAGAGCAAAAAGCTAAGTTAGAAGAAAACATACAAGTAGCTCTTAAATCTGGACAAATAGATCTTGAGGATGCTATAGATATTAGAGAAGTTAGAAATATACAGCTTGCTAATCAATTCTTAAAATATAGAAGAAAGAAGAAAGCTCAAGCTGCTCAAAAAGCTGCTCAAGCAAATATACAAGCTCAAGCAAAAGCTAATCAAGAAACAGCTGAAAAAGCTGCGTTAGCAGAAATGCAAAAACAACAAGCTCTTGCAGAAACTCAAATTCAAATAGAGCAAGCAAAATCTCAGTTTGAAATACAGAGAATGCAAACTGAGGCTCAACTTAAAAAAGAATTAACAGAATTTCAATTTGGTCATAGCGTTCAATTAGAAAAAATGAAGATCGGTAGAGACAAAGAAAGAGAATCTTTTATAGAAGATCGTAAAGATAAAAGAACTAGAATATCAGGCACTCAGCAAAGTGAAATGATTAGTCAGCGTACAAACGATAGTGCGCCAACTAATTTTACTGAAACTGAAAACCCTGAAGGTCTAGATTTAAGTGCATTTAACATGTCTTAAATATTATTAATTATTATATTATATTATGTCAGAAACAATTCAAGATAAAGAGAAGGCTCCTCTTAAAATTAAAAAGCCAAAAAAATTAACTAACAAAAAAAATCAAAATACTGTTAAAGTTAACTTAGATAAAAAACCAGAACCAGAAATAAATAAAGTAGAATTAAAAAAAGATGCCATTCAAGAACAAAAAACAAATGATAGCAATGCTATTATCGAAGGACAAGAAAACGAAGCGAGTGGCGAAAGAGTGGTTGAAGAAGTACGGGCCACCGAAGAAAAAACAATAGAGTCTCCTATTAAAGAAATAGAAAAAGTTGAAAAACCAGCGACTAAAGAACCTGTAGAAGAAGCAAAAACAGAAGTTGTAATGCCTGATAACATAAACAAATTAATTTCGTTTATGAAAGAAACAGGTGGAACCATAGATGATTACACAAGGCTAAATAGAGACTACTCTGAGTTAGATGAAAAATCTTTATTAAGAGAGTACTATAAAAATACTAAACCACATCTTGACCATGAGGAAATATCTTTTATAATGGAAGACAGTTTCACTTATGACGAAGAAGTGGATGAAGAGCGAGATATAAAGAAAAAGAAACTTGCCTTCAAAGAAGAAATTGCAAAAGCCAAAGGCTTTTTGGAAGATACAAAGAGTAAATACTACGACGAAATCAAGTTGAGGCCGAGCGTAACTCAAGAATCTCAAAAAGCTATGGACTTTTTCAATAGATACAACAAGGAACAAGAAAAAGTAAAACAAATTCGTGAAAATTTTGAAACCAATACTAAAAATTTACTAAATAATGAATTCGAAGGTTTCGACTTTAATGTTGGTGAAAAAACTTTTAGGTATAATGTTTCAAATCCTAACGATATTGTTGAAAAGCAGTCAAGCTTGAGTACGTTTGTTAAGAAGTTCTTAAACAAAGAGGGTGAGATTAGTGATACTGTTGGCTATCACAAAGCAATATATGCTGCCAGAAATGCGGATACTATAGCGCAACATTTTTATGAGCAAGGCAAAGCCGATGCTGTTAAAGATGTTTTAGCTAAATCTAACAATATAAGTTCAGATCCTAAGCCTAATGCTGGTGGTGATGTTTTTATAGGTGGATTAAAAGTAAAAGCAGTTAATGGTGTTGATAGTTCTAAGTTGAAATTTAAAATAAAAAACAAGAATAATTAATAAAAACATAAAATTATGGCTTTTAATCAAGGAGGAAGTTTTCCTGCGTCATTGACACCTGCACAAAATAGAATGGCTTTAAACACCAACTATTTGTCTTTTGATGATGCTGCTGGAGGTAACTTCGCTCAACAATATCTACCTGAGCTTTATGAAGCTGAGATAGAGAGATACGGAAACCGAACAATTGGTGGTTTCTTAAGAATGGTAGGCGCTGAAATGCCTATGACATCTGATCAAGTAATTTGGTCTGAACAAAATAGATTACATATTGCTTACAAAAAAGTAAATGTTCAGCTTAATGCTGTAGCTGCTCAAAGTGATATTTCTGTAACTTTAGATCTTAGTGCTGCAACTGGAGCTGATGCTACTACTGGAGCTGTTAGAATTGGTCAAACAGTTTTAATATCAGATAATGCTACTGGACTTATAGTTCAAAAAGGTTTAGTTCAAGCTGTTTCAGGCGCTACTAAAGATACTCTAGAAGTAAAACTTTACGGTACTGCAACTAATGCTTTACCTGTTGGAGCTGGTCTTTGTAACTTGTATGTATACGGTTCTGAATTTGGAAAAGGATCTGTAGGTATGGAAGGATCTATCGAACCAGGTTTTACTCAGTACGCTAACAAGCCAATGATATTGAAAGACAACTTTCAAATCAATGGTTCTGATACTGCTCAAATTGGGTGGGTTGAAGTAGCTACTGAAGATGGACAGTCTGGATACTTATGGTATTTAAAGTCTGAGTCTGAAACAAGATTAAGATTTGAAGATACTCTAGAAATGGCAATGGTTGAAGCTGAGAATATGAATACTAAAACATATACAGCTGCAACTAATTTTGCTTTTGGATCACAAACAAACAACGGTAGTTTAGGTACAACTGTTAGAGTTGATGGTTCTGAAGGATTATTTGCTGCTATAGAAGATAGAGGTAATGTATATTCTGGCTTTGCTGGAGCTGCTGCTCCTGGTTCAGGTGCTTTAGGTGATTTCGATGAAATCCTTAAAAACTTAGACAAGCAAGGTGCTATTGAAGAAAACATGCTTTTCTTATCTAGATCTACTGCTCTTGATTTTGACGATATGATCGCTGCTGTTAATGGTGGATTCGCTTCTACTCAAGCTGCTTCTTATGGTTTATTTGAGAACGATGGTGATATGGCTCTTAACTTTGGATTTTCAGGATTTAGAAGAGGTTCTTATGACTTCTACAAGACTGACTGGAAATATCTAAATGATGCTTCATTAAGAGGGTTATCTAAAGAAATCGATGGTGTAATGATTCCTGCTGGAACTACTACAGTATACGATCAAATGTTAGGTTCTAATATCAGACGTCCTTTCTTACATGTAAGATATAGAGCTTCTGAAACTGAAGATAGAAGAATGAAATCTTGGGTAACTGGATCTGTTGGTGGTGCTTACACTGACACTTTAGATGCTATGACTGTAAGTTTCTTATCTGAAAGATGTTTAGTAACTCAAGCTGCTAATAACTTCGTGTTATTCAAAGGAGCTTAATTAATTATTAACATTTAAAAAATAAGAAAATGGGTTTAATAAATATCATACCACAAGATACACTTCCTGAGAATCCAGGAGTGAATAAATTAATAGATGCTGGAACAGGAGCATTAGCAATAGCTTCGGGTGTTGTTACTCTTGGATCATCAACTATTACTTACACAGCAACAACAGGTTCATTACCATCTGATCAAGTAATTTTTGATCTATGGGCACCAGTTGTTGGAGCTGCTAACGGAGCTGCTGGCCCCGCTGTAGTAGCACCAAGAATAATTGCTAGCAATGGCGATATTCTTTACCCTGCTATATCGTAGGTTTTAAAAATAATAAGATCCCGCTTCGGCGGGGTCTTTTTTAAATTATTATATTATATTATATTATGGAAACAAAAGAAAAAAAAGCTCCTGCTCCCAAGCAAGAGATTAAAAAAGATACTTGGGAATATAAAGATAGAAACTATTATTTGCTTAGAGATAAAATGCCTTTAACTCACACTTTACCCTCTAGACACTCTCAAAAATATCCTTTAGTTTGGTTTGATAAAAAACAAGGTTTTGAAAGAGAGCTTAGATATGCTACTAACCACAAGAGTATATTTGTAGATGAACAAAAAGGGGCTGTAACTTTAAAGCATATTGTTTTTGAAAAAGGACATTTAATGGTTCCTAAAGAAAAAAGAAATTTACAAGAATTTTTAGATCATCATCCTCATAATGGTTTAGTTTTTACACAACACGATCAAGTTGTAGAAGCTGAAAACCACCATGATTACTTAGAGATGGAATTGATGGCTATGAATATGGCTTATGACACAGATATAGATAAAGCAGAAGCAATATTAAGAGTTGAGAAAGGCTCTTCAGTAACAGAATTAAGCTCTAAAGAACTAAAAAGAGACTTACTCTTATTTGCTAGACAAAATCCACAACTGTTTATAGAGTTATCAAATGATGAAAATGTACAACTTAGAAATTTTGCTATAGTAGCTGTAGAACAAAGAATAATATCTTTAGCAGATGATCAAAGAACGTTTACTTGGGCTAGTAACAATCGTAAATTAATGACAGTACCTTTTGATGAAAATCCGTACTCAGCAATGGCTGCGTGGTTTAAAACAGACGAAGGGCTCGCGGTTTACAAGTCTATAGAGAAAAAAATGAAATAACAAGTGATTATAAATAAGGGTGGTTAACGCCACCCTTTTTTTTTAAAAATATTAAAATGGCAATAAACGTAAACACGGTATATACAACAGTACTAAGTATTCTTAACAAGGAACAACGTGGTTATTTAACTCCCGACGAGTTTAATAAGCTAGGCACACAAGTTCAATTAGAGATATTTGAAAAGTTTTTTGAAGACTACAACCAGTATTTACGAATGCCTAAAACAGATGAAGAGTTTGCATCTAGAGTTGATCATATTAGAGAAGAGTTTCAAGTGTTTGAAAAAACAGAAAGTGCTTCTGCTCATGCTTCTAACGTGTATACTCAACCAGTAGACTTACATAGATTTGGATCTGCAACATATACTAAAGCTAATGGTCAACCTCCTATAGAAATTACAAGTTCTAGAGAATATAGACAACAGTCGTTATCACCATTACTACAACCTAGCTTAAACTTTCCTATAGCAAAATACAAACAAGACAAATTAACAGTATTTCCGTCTTTGTCAACTTTTTCTAACTCTGACGTTAGTTTTAACTACATTAGAAAACCTAAAGACGTTAGATGGGGATATACAGTTGGCAACTTAGGTCAATATATTTATGATCCAACTTCTTTTGATAACACGTCTTTAATAGTAAATCAAAATATAACTAATCGTTTTGATCCTAACTCAAGTAATCCATTTAACAATGCTGTACTTGTTAACAACACTGGTGGTACTTTTAATTTAACTCAAAGTGTGGCTGTAGGTCCTGGTACTTTTCAACCACAAACAGGTGTAACTGGTGCTGGCGCTGAAATACAAATTGTTGTAAGTCCTTCAGGTGGTACTAATATTGCATTAAGTAGTGCTAATACAGCTGCTTTTGTTACTAATGTTGGTTCTGGTTACAAAGTAGGAGATCAGTTTTTACTTAGTTCTCAATCTATTGGAACAACTAATCCTTTAATGATAGAGCTAGCAGCTTCTAATCTTATGAGCGCTTCAGGTCAAGGTAGCTTGCAATTTGAAATAAGTGAAAGCCAACAAATAGAAGTTATACTAGGTATTCTAAAATATGCGGGAATTATAATAAAAGATACTCAAATAATTCAAGCAGCTAGTGGTTTACAGCAGCTTGATGAACAAAATTCAAAAAAATAAAATATGGGTTTAATAGATCAAAATTCTTCAGAATACTATGAAGGTGAAATAATTTATTCACCAAATGGCAATGTATCTAACACTTTAACATGGCCAAATAACATGACTCCTTTGATATGGTCTAACACCTCAAGTCCAAAATCTTATGACAATTATGATGTTTATATAGATGGTGTAAAGCAATATCCAGAGTTATCTCCTTATTATGTAACAACTAATTTAACGTCTGTAGTAAATAATGGAATTAGTTCTCAACAAGTTGTTTTAAGTTCTAACCCAGATCCTGTTACAGGCGTTACTACAAATATACCTCAGAGCTCTACTATAATAATAAGACTAATAGAAACCTCTATATGGGATAACTATAAAAGTTACGAGTATATAAGTTTAAAAGACATAGTAAACAATTTTATGCTTGCATACGTTGGAACAGACAAAGTTATTAGTAGAGTAAAAAGATCTGACGTTATTTTCCATGCAAAAAGAGGATTACAAGAATTTAGCTATGACACTCTTAAGTCTGTGAATGTACAAGAGCTAACTGTACCGGCTAGTCTTTCTTTAGTAATACCTCAAGATTATGTTAATTATGTGCAATTATCTTGGACAGATTCAAATGGTGTTAAACATATTATATATCCTACTGATCTAACTGTTAATCCTACTTTTTTACCAATACAAGATGATCAAGGTATTCCAACACAAGATATATATGGAAATTCTATACAAGCATCACAGTCTTTAGTTAATGAAAACTGGAGAGGAGCAAATGATAATTCTATAAGTGGCAACGTTACTAGTCAAGACATAAATGATGGATCTAACGCTTTTGATTGGTCTTGGTGGAAGTCAGCTTATGGCCAAAGATATGGATTAAACCCTGTTACTTCTCAAAAAAATGGATGGTTTACTATAGATCAAAGAAGAGGCGTATTTGCTTTTAGTGGAAACTTATCTGGCAGATTGATAACTTTAGAGTATATATCAGATGGTTTAGCTTACGACACTGATTCTAAAGTGCCTAAGATGGCCGAGGACGCACTATATTCTTACATGGTATATAATATAATATCTTATAGGCCTAAAACTCCTGAGTATATAGTTCAAAGATTTAAAAAAGAAAAAGCTGCAAAACTAAGAAACGCTAAAATAAGACTAAGTAACATTAAAATTGGAGAGTTTACCCAAGTTATGAGGGGTAAATCTAAATGGCTAAAACACTAGATTAAATGGCAAAAGCACAAAACACTTTTATTAAGTCTAAAATGAACAAAGACTTAGATGATAGAATATTATCTAAAGGAGAGTATAGAGATGCTCAGAACGTTTCGGTAAGTAAATCTGAAGGAGATGACGTAGGTGCTTTAGAAAATGTATTAGGTAACTCATTAGTTAGAACACTTGAAGATTCCGAGCTAAGCACTACAACTATAGGTAGTTTGAGTGATGAGTCTAATAATAGAATGTTTTTTATAATAACTAATTATACAGATACTTCTAGTGATACTCTATCTAATCCTGCACCAGAAGGTGCTACATGTGCTTTGATTATGTATGATCAAAATTCAGATAGCACTCAAACACTTTTAAAAGGTAATTATTTAAATTTTTCTACAACACATCCTGTATATGGAATAAACCTTGTTGAAGATTTATTGTTTTGGACTGATAACAGGAATCAACCAAGAAAAATAAATGTAAACTCTGCTATAAGTTCACCGGCCTCAGGCTCTAATCCTTATTATATAAATGAAGATCAAATATCTTTAGCAAAATATTATCCTTGTGATACTCCAGTTTTATTTACTACAAAAAATATAACATCAGCATCAAGTATTAGACAAGGCAATGCTATCAAAGGTTGGTATGGACAAGTTACTGTAAGCCTTGGAACTGGCGAAACATTACCTGAAGTAGGAGATTATATAAAATTAAGTACTGGAGGTGCTGTTACCGCTCAACAAAGAAATATTAGAGTTATAAAAATTGTAAATGCTACCACATTCTATATAGAAAGTACAGATACAGGCGTTAATGATCCAACAGACAATGGGCTTGTGTGGCCTTCTCAGTCTATAACTATACTTTCTTCTACAATGAGAGATAAAAATACAGAGTTTTTATCTATTAGTAACTATGGGCAAATAACTACAACTGGACAGACAGGGTCTTCTAGAGATTTATACTGTATATCTAAGCCTGAAGTAGGAGACCAAGCGATACATAGCACTATTCCTGAAAATACTTTAGTAACTGCTGTTAATCAAGTAGGTGCTTCTGACGGACCAATATATAACGTTACTCTAAGTCCAACTCCATCAAGCGATTTAGGTTCTGGACCAGATGTGGTTAGTTTTTGTAAACCAAATCCAGATTATGAAGCTAGCTGGCCTGGTGATTCAGATTATTTAGAAGATAAATTTGTAAGGTTTGCTTATAGATTTAAGTTTGACGATGGAGAGTATTCATTAATATCTCCATATACTCAACCAGCTTTTATCCCTAAACAGCAAGGTTATGTAGGTGTTTCAAAAAGTAATCCAAACCAAGGAGCTACTTATTTAAACACTCAAGAAGCAGAGCTAGGCGCTAGTACTATAGTTTCATTTTTTGAAAATCAAATTAATGAAGTTAAAGTCCATATAAAAATGCCTCATGTAGTTAATACTTTGTTTGAAAAATTAAAGATTATAGAAATAGATATACTTTATAAAGAGTCAGATGGTTTAATTGTTAGAGTATTAGACACTTTTTCTACTTCAGATGCTATTGTGACTAGTAACTCCACCGATACTTTTATTTATAATTACCAATCAAAAAAACCTTGGAAACAAGTAACTGAAGCTGACACTATTAGAATTTATGATAAAATTCCAGTAAGAGCAAAAACACAGTCTGTAACTGGAAATAGAGTTGTGTTTGGTAATTTCATGGATAAACACACTTCTCCTGAAACCTTAGACTACGCGGTTAATGCTAGTTCAAAGTTTTTTTCTTTTTCTGACGAAAGCAATGGGTGTAGCGTGTCTTATCCAAAACACAGTTTAAAACAAAATAGAACATATCAAGTTGGAATAGTATTACAAGATAAATATGGTAGATCTTCTGATGTAATAATATCTTCTATTAAAGACTCTGTATTAACTTATAATAACCTTAAATTTGGAGGATCTACTCTTTTTCATAAATACAGAAATAAAACTATGCCAGTCCCCCAGGATATAGACTGGGAAGGTGATAGTTTAAAAATATTATGGAGCAATATAATACCAGAAACAATAGCAAATGCATCTGGTTATCCTGGCACGTATAGAAGCGGCTTTATAGACGTAGATGTTTTTGGCGCTGCACCAGGTAAAATTATTTTAGCTCAAGGCTCTGATATATCAGGTATAATTGCAGGTAGCTTTATAAAAGGCATGGATGCAGGTAACCCAAGTGCTACTCCACCGGTACTACCAGCGCCTTATAATAGAGCGATAACTTCTGTAGCGGCAGATGTTAATGGTTATCCTACAATATATATTGAAGGTAGCACTTTAAATTTAACTACTGGCTCTATAGCTACAGTAGTTGGTAACGCAAATCCATTAGGTTGGTATAGTTATAAAGTAGTTGTAAAACAACAAGCGGAAGACTACTACAATGTTTATGCTCCTGCACCTTTATTAAATAGCCCAACAGGATCTACACCAAATAACCCTGTAGGTGATGGTTCAATATTAACACTACTAAGCGATAATATAAATAAAATTCCAGCTGATTTAACAGAAGTATCTCCTGAACAAACATTATTTAGAACTAGTGATGAAATATTGTTTCCTAGAGTTGCAACTACAAAACTGTCTGTAGTTATAAAAACAGGATATGCTGGTAAAGTAATGCCAAAACAAACTTATTTAGATTATTCCAATGAAGGTATTTTTTTCACAGTAGGTAATTTAGGAAAGTTAACAGACGTTGGGTTAAATACTAATGATCCTTTAACTGATTCTGAAATAACAGCTCCTGGAGTGTTTAATGCTATTTCAAACCCTGTCATAGCTAGTATTAGAACTTCTGGTATTAGCTTTGGATCAAAATTTAACGCTCCATTACCAAATTTCAGTGGTGCTCCAACTAGCTCTTCGCTAGAAGGTCTTTCTGGAATATTAGAAGTAAAACCAAAAAATTCTAAATTTAGAGAAGAAATATTTTGGGAAACCTCAACTTCAGGTTTAGTAAGTGAATTAAATAGAGATATATTAAGTGATAATGCTGCTAACACACCTACTTCTTTGCAAACAACACAGCCGTATAGTCTTTCAGAGGGAAACTCTAGTTACGGTACTCCTTTCAGCGTATACAAGTTTAAATTGTTAAATGGTAATGGAGATCAAATGCAACTCGTAACTGGCGATACTATGACTATGGTCACTACAAATGGATCTGGAACTGTTTTGGGCAATTGGGGTATAGACGCTGCAATAAACTCTACAAATCCAGCTAGTATATATGTGACAACTCCTGGTTTGTATTATTATTATCAACAAAATAATAATTTAACTAATTTTAACCACGTTATAACAGTTAATAAAGTTGATGGACCTAATACTATCACTGGTACTTTTACAGTTAATGGAAGCTTGTCTAACGTCTCTCCAACTATATACAACGCATCAGGAACTGCTATAACCAGCTATAGCCAGAGTACAACAACAAGTACTACAGATATAGTGTTTAATGCTAGAAACGGTAGTCAATTCTCGTATTTTGGCAGTGCTAACTTTGGTGGCTTTGGAGGTAAAGAACTAAGTTGGAGTAATCCTACCGGAACTAATGCTAGTAGCTTTTCTTGGGTAGGTGGTACTTCTGGTACTGAAGTAGGAGTAAACACAAATAACCCTACATTACAACAATTAAATAGAAACACTTTAAGACTTACCACATATACAAACGGCACTTACACTTGTAACATAGATGTAACAGACGCTAATGGAACTGGCATATCACACGGGTCTTTAACTGTTACTGTTACGGTTTCATTACCTAGCGAAGAAAACGATGAAAATGTTTAAACAAATATAAATATGGTAATTACAGAGGTAGACTTTTTTAACACCTACTTATTAAGAAGAGGCAATTATGAAATACCAACAGGAGGCAATGAATCTACTAATAGTTTTGATGCTGTAGGTTTTCCTATTACGCCTGGAGTTGCTTTTCCAGGCAACTTGAAAGGAGAAGTATATGACTCAACTGATTATGGTAGAGTTGGAGAGTGGTACGTTGAAGAGTCTAGAATTAGAGGAGGTTTTAATAATGTAGCTACGGATCTTGGTGTTAAAGCTTATTTAAATGAAGAAAAAGTAAATCAACAACATAGATTTAACTCTTTAATATACTCTGGTGTTTACAACTCTAGAACAGGTGTAAATGATACTAATGTATTTTCCGTGGCTGACGATTTAGTTAGATCAGCAGATCCTCAAAATGGATCAATACAAATCACTTTAGCTGAAGATACCAACTTAATAGTTTGGCAACAAAACAAAGTAAGTAGAGCGTTAATAGATAAAGACACTATATACACTACTGAAGGTGGTACTCAAACTCAAGCTGGTCAAAGAGTATTAGGTCAAATAGTTCCTTACAAAGGTGAATATGGTATAAGTGATAATCCAGAAAGCTTAGCTGTTTATGGATATAGAAAATACTTTACTGATTTAAGAAGAAACGCTGTGATGAGGTTATCTAATGATGGTTTAACTGAAATAAGCGCTTACGGTATGCAAGATTTTTTTAGAGATCAATTTGCTTTAGTTTCTACGCCTAATCAAACTCTTTTTATAACATCTAATTTAGCCACAGTTGTCAATGCTGGAGATATAGAAATGGATCTTGTTACATCAACATTCGCTAGCAACTCCTCAAACCCTCAAGTGGCTATAACTCCAGGAATGTCTTTGTATTACGCTGCTGCAGGTAGTTCAAATTTTACAAGAATAAATGGATTTGTAACAAAAGTTAGCTCTTTTCCAGGATCTAAAGTTTATTTTTCAAAACCACTACCTGATTTATTAGCTACTGATGTAGTTAGATTTGAAATACCTTTTGAAGGAAAACTTCTAGGTGGTTGGGACATACATAATAAAAATTATGTTTTATCAATACAACAAACACCTACTAATTTCTCTGGACAAACTAGCACTTTAAATATACCTCCATCAGACAAATATGGTACTTTATCTTTTGATGAACAAATAAATGGGTGGGTTAGTTTTTTATCTTTTAAGCCTACTGAAATGTTAAGCTTAAGAAACAACTTCTATACTATTAATACTTCTGATCTATATAAACACTATGATAATGCTAGTCATTCTATATTTTACGAAGTAAGTTCTTCTTCTAGTGTTACTTTTGTTTTTAATGCTAATCCTTCAGCTATGAAAGTATTTAAAACTGTAGAATATGAAGGAAGTAACGGTTGGCAGGTAGATTCTTTTGTTTCTGGATTTGTAGGTCCGACAGCTCAAGGCGCGTTTAGTAATGATACAGCTAATAATGTATACAGCTATAACGAAGGCTTGTATACCAACTCAGTAACTGGTCAACCTGCTAGAGCTGGTTTTGATAGAAAAGAAAACTCATATGTTGCTAATTTAGTTTCAAGCTCTACTGTAGCACCTGGAGAAGTTAGATTTGGAGCAGACATGACAGGTATAAAAGGATATTTTGCAACAGTAAAAATATCTACAGATAACACTACTGATATTGGTGGAGCTAAAGAACTTTGGGCTGCTAGTACTGAGTATGTGGGATCTTAAAATTAAATATAATTAAATGAATAAAAAAACAAGTGATAATCTTAATGACATCATTTCACTAGCAACTAAAGCTGAAATTGATAAAATAGGATTTAGAGAAAAAATAACTGAGTTTCAAAACAATATGAGAGATTTTGAAGGCTCTGTAGTTAGAAAGTCTTACAAAGAAAATGATGAATTAGACACTTTTAACGGTGGAAAACTAGAGCACGACTTTGGTGAAGGTACTTATATTAGAAAAATAACAATGCCTAAAGGTATGATATATCTTAGCGCTATACACCTAGTAAAACATCCTTACTTCGTTATGTCAGGCGAATGTACTGTTGTTTCAGATAAAGGTTTAACTAAGATAAAAGCTCCTCATCATGGTATGACAGAGCCAGGAACACAAAGAATTTTATACATTAATGAAGAATGTGTATGGGTAACAGTACATCCAACTGACAAAAAAAACGTTGAAGATGTTGTTAAAGATGTTACTAGTGAAAATTACAATCATCCAAAATTAGAAATATGATATTAGATATATTAATTGAAGCTGTTAATTACGAGCCTATACAAGGCACAATGGGAGTAGCAGCAATAATAGCAGGATCAACAGCGTTAGTGGCTGGAGGTATAGCCGCTGGAGTAAGCAATAAAAAAAAGAAAGACGCAGCAGAAGAAAGCGCAGAATACGAAGCTGAGGCAGATGCTATAAGAGAAAATAGACAGCCTATTTTAAACCAAGCAGACGATATAAGAGCGTTGCAAGCTCAAGTAAATAATCCTTATGCGAATTTAGCAGTATCTACAGCAGCAGCAGAATTTCAAGCAGAACAAACCGATATGGCTTTAGCTAACACATTAGACGCTATGGCCTCATCTGGTGCCTCAGCTGGAGGTGCAACTGCTTTAGCTAGAGCTGCTTTACAAAGTAAAAAAGGTATTGCTGCTAGTATAGAACAACAAGAAACTGCTAATGCTAAAAAAGCTGCTGAAGGTGAAGATGCTGCTAATAAACAAAGAATGGCTATACAACAAGCTGCTTTTGCTGAAGAGTCAAACGCATATGAAAGAGAAGAGCAAAGAACTAAAGAAGATTTAGCTAGGGTAGAAGAAAAAGAAGATTTTTACAAACAACAAGAAATAGCTTACGGAGATGCTGCAACTGAAGCATTGGTAGGTGGCATAAGTGGCGCTGGTATGGCAGCATCGGACGCATATGCAGCTGGAGCATTTAAATAAGATTTAAAATATGGCATTAACTCAAATAACAAAAGCAGGGGCAGGTGTAGCGCGTATCACCGCGTTTAATCAGCAGTCTATTCAAAACATATCTAACAAAATTGCAAAAGCTCAACAATTAAAAAATGCTGAAGCTGCGGCAGTTGTCAAAAGAGGTCAAGCTTATACAGATGACTTTTATGCAATGTACGGTAAACAAACTAGGTCTGGTAATGAAGCTTGGAACGCTGGAGCTGGTGAATTTGTAGGTAAGTTAGCGGCTGAACAAGAAGAAATGTATTCTTTAGCTCACGGCCCTAATGGAACACCTGAACTAAGAAATGCTTGGAGACTAAGACAAATAAGAGACAGAGGAATATTATCTAACATAGGATCATGGGCAGCTATTAGTAACAATAATGCATCTGCAATGCAGGAAAACCAATCTGCTTATGCTCAAAATATAGACTTAGGTAGAATGACCAGAGGTAATAATTTATCTAAATATTCATTTGCACAAAATATGCAAAATGATCAATATAGTAATTATAACTTTGGGTTAGATGATTCTGGTAATGTAATATTAAATGCACAAAATGTTGATGCTAATGGTCAAGTAGTTAATTCATCAAGCAGGAATCTCAGCGCGGACGTTGCTGACAATAAAGCTGGTAATGAATGGTATTCTCAAATAAAAGAAAAAGACTTATTAAAAAATAAACTAAATAAAAACTGGACAGATAAAAACAATGGCTACAATACGTTGTTTAAAAAAAGAGTTGAAGTAAATAAAGTTTATAGTGATAAAGATGGTTGGAAAACTACAACTACAGAAAAATATGATCCAGACGAAGTTAAAACTTCTTTATTATCTAACTATAGTAATAGATTAGATGCAGAGGTTTTAGGTCCTGGTTTTGATAAAACTTGGGATCAACTTTGGAGAAATGGTTATTTAAAAAATAATGATGGTGAAGATTTAATGGGTTCAGAAATATCATGGTCAGAATTTAAGAAAATAAAATCTATGGATTCTCAAACATTCATAAACAAGTATGGAGATCCAGATAACGACCCAACTACAGATGCAGAGGCGGACAAGCAATATTTACAAGATAAAATGATGAGTACAGCTAGAGAAGGATTAGCTAACTATTATTCTGGAAATATGGTACCAGCCGAAGATCAAATAACAAGAGTAACAACAGAGCCAGGCGGAAAAGGATCAGGCTATAGCGAAAAAGATAAATTAGAATTTCAAGCAGAATCAAGATATTATAATAATTTTGTTACAGATTCTCCAGGTATTATAAAAGCTAATCCTATAAATGCTAAGTCTAGCGATGAAGCTAAACAAAAAAGATCAATTGCCGTAGTAAAAGAAATGAACAGCAATATACCTACTAAAGCTGGGGATATGGAATTCATGACAGGAGATCAAGCAGAGGCAGCTCTTATAAGTAACAAGCAGGAAGCAGAAAGTATTGATTTTAGCCCTAGCGCTATATATAAAGTAATTAAAACTAAAACTGCAAACCGTAAAAAAGGAGAACCTTTGTTCACCTATCAGTTTACTCGTGTAATTAGAGAAGAACAAGCATTAACAGGCAATAAAGAAGATTTAACTTTTTACATGGCTAGTGGAGTAGAGATAACAGACGAAGCACAAAACTATTTAAAAACAGAATTACCATAAATTAAATAATATGAACGAGGATATATACTTATACAATGGTCTTGAATTTACTTACGATCAAATTTATAGTAGAGCTGTAGAAAAAGGTTTTGAAGATGTAGAAGAATACTTAGCAGAGAACCCTTCTATAACAAAAAAAGAACAAGCTACAGAGGAGGCTGCGAACACTGTAGCGCAAGAAGACGAAGCAGCACTAAAGTCTATGAATACGGACTTAACATCGGACAATGTTTTATCGGACTACGATTCAGAAGTTCAAAACATTAATTTAAATTATGATGAGCAAATAAATAATTTAGATGTAAGTGAATCTGATAAAGAACTGTATAGTAACTTTGTTGTAGATGAAAATGTAATAGAAACTAAAACAAAACAACTTAACGAGCAAAGATTAAAAGATCTAGCTTTAGCAGAGCAAAAAAGAAATGATAGACAGCTATTAGCTAATAGTAAAAATCCTGAAACATCTAGCGGTAGAGGTATACACGACTGGCTAGACAATGAAAGTACTACAGAGACGTTTAAATCTGATGACTATGACGCTACAGCAGACGCTTTAAAAACTATGTACCCTGATTATAGTTTTGAAGTAGAAACAAGAGGAGATATTCTTGGTTTTGGAGGTAATGATGTTGGTATAAAAATGACAGCTCCTAATGGTGACACCCAATTAATAGGCCCAAAAACTATAACCTTAGGTGAAAAGCGTGATCCTGTAACTGCAATGAAGAGTGATATTATAAAATTTGTAGACACTCACGGTTATGATGCAAAACTATATGATGAAGCAGACAAAAAAATATCAGAAGAAACTAAAATAATAAATAGTATTGTAAATGTTACAGATGCTGAAGCTGCTGAAATAGAAAAAGAATCTGAACGTATAGATTTATTTGAACCTTACACTGAAGACGTAGCAATATATGGAGGAGGTCCAACAGCTATGGGTGATTTTATGGTTCAGCAAACTAAACAAGTTGTTGTAAATCCATACGAAAAAGAATTAAATGCCGCTGAAAAAATGCTCAATGACGCTAGAGCAGTAGAAAATAAAAAAAGATCTATAGACGATCAACTGCCAGCTGCTACTGAAGCTGAGATAAAAGATGCTGCTAGAAAAATAATATACAACAAAAAATACAACAAACTTCAAGATGATAAGTGGACTGATTACTTAGAAGCTAATGATGATGAAATGCAAGGTATTCTTAAAGCTTATAAAGCCGTTGAAGAAGATCGATCATTTAAAAAAGCTGCTGGACTACAAAAGCTTCAAGAAGTAGAATTAGCAGATTATAATTCGTCAGCTTCAGAAGGTGATAGAGTTATAGTAGAAGACTTTGAAAAAATATACTCTGATAATAGCAAGCAATTTATAATTGAAGAAGGTCAAGAAGCTATAAAACTTAGAAATGGTAAAACTGTTTCTAAAGAGGTTTTTGATAAATACCTTACATCATCTAAGAATTTAAGAGATAAGTACACTAGACTGCAAGATAGACAATCTAGAATTGACGCTGAAACAGACAACTTAAAAAACATAGACGCACAGTTTGATTTATTGCGTAGAGATTATGATACTTGGAGTAAGTTTCAATATAATGTAGGTTCAGGATTTGCTTCTATAGGAGCTGGTTTAGCTTATGGAGTAGGTAAAGTTATTCAAGGTGGAACTTATTTAGCTGAAGAAATATCAGGTGATAAAACTTTAGAAGAAGAAAATGTTGTATCTAAATCAATTGGTGGTTTCTTAGATGAAACAGCTACTAGATTTACTGACTGGAAGAACATGAGCAGAGATCAGTATGCTAAAGACGTAAGTTTTGATCGTGCTTTTACAAGTGGACCAGCTGCTTTTGGTAGGTTTATGACTCAAGAAATGGGACAACAATTACCTATACTTGCTACTATAATAGCTTCAGGTGGTACCGCATCACCATATATAATAGGTGCTTATGCTGCTGGAGAGAAGTATATGGAAATGGATCAAGAAGATTTAAGATCTGGTTTTGAAAGAAATGAACTTGTTAAGTTTGGTGTATCGGCAGGTTATGGCGCTGCAGAAGCAGTGTTTGAAACATTAACTACAGTTCAAATACTTAAGCGTGGTAAAAGCTATTTAAAAGCTGCGGGTGGTGAAAGCTTGTTAAACTTTAATCAAGCAATAAAACAAACTTGGAAAGAGCAAGGTAAAAGAATTTTAATACAAGATCCTTTATCAGAAGCTGTAGGTGAAGGATTAACTCAGATGACTCAAAACATGTTAGACGGCGTAGGCTTGCTAGACAATGTTGATCATGCTATGTTTTCTGGTGGTATGTTTGGTTTTGGTATGTCAGTATCTCCAGTAATGTATGGTATGGCTTTGCAAAAGTTTAGTGATCCTAAAAAATATGATGAGTATAATAATGTTATAAAAGATGTTTCTAGTATAAACAAACTTCTTAAAAACGATTTAATAAGTGAATCTTCTAAAGAAATACTTAGAAAAAAGAAAGCAGATTTAGAAACAAAATCTCAAGACATATTAAAAGGTATGGTTAGTGAGATGGAAAATAACATGGGTAAAGATGGGTGGAAAAGATTTAATAGAGCTACTCAAGAGCAAGAGGCTTTAAAAAAGCAAGCACAAGACATTTATAATGATCCAGGACTTAGCAAAGATAAGAAACAAGAATTATTAAATGACTTAAAAGAAAAGTTTGATGCTACACAATATGCAAGAGATCTTTTTAGAAACAATAAAGCTTTTAAAAATACTTTTAAATTACTAGAGCAAACAGATCCTGATAGATATAATTCTATAATGGCTGATGCTAAAGAAAAGATAAGGATAAAGAAAAATGAAAATCCAGATTTTACTCCAGAAATTAAAGAAATTCAAGATGTTGCTTATGACATTTACACAGAACAAGTTATATTAGATAAAGTAGCTTCTGCTCAGAATAGTTATGGTGTTGATATACGAATTGCTAAAACAAATGCTGAGGCAATTGATCTAGTTAAAAACGCTGAAAACCTATCAGAACAAGATAAAGCTGCTCAAATACAAGCTATAAAAGATGGAACGCTAAACGGTTTAGATAATATAAACGGCCAGCAATTTGTTATATTAGAAAACTCTGTTAAAAATGATAGAACTTCTGTAGGTATACATGAACCTGGCCATGCTGTATTTAAGGAAATATTGCAAACTGGAGATGGAGATTTTAGTCAATTAGCACAAGCTATATCAGATTATCTAGGAAAAGAAGATATTGATATGCTAAATGTTATAAGACAAAAAATGAGTGTCGGTGCAACTACTAAAATTCAAGCAGAAGAGTTTGTAATAGAATTTTTAGAACAGGTAGATCAAGGTAATATAGATTTTAACCAAAAGAAAAATAAAAAGCTAGCTAGTTTATTTGGTTTTATGTCTAATAATACTACAAAAGAAAAAGGTTTTGAAGTTAATTTTAAAGGAGAAACTGACGCTGTTTCGTTTTTAGTTGGCTTAGCTAAGAAAATAGGTACTGGTACTTTAACAGAGCAAGACATTGCAGATGCTAGATCTTCAGAAGCTTTAGCGCCAACAGTATTGTCTACTATTAATAGTATAGTAAGTAAAGGTCCAAAAAAACAAAAGCCAAAAACCTCTAAAGAACAAGAAGATAGAAATATAAAATATAGAGATATATTTGATAAGACATTTAGAACAATGACTAGAGACGACTACGAAAAATACATGTTAGTCGATGGTGTTAAGTTAAGAGATGGAGGTACTTTAACTCCTGAAGGCGCACAGTTGTTTGAAGATATTAGTAGAGACTGGATAGATCAGGTGATGCAATTATCAGGCTTCGATCCAGAATTAGCAATGACTACTATAACAGGTCCTTTTTTAAATCACTTGCTAGCAATGAATCCCGAAACTCAATTAACTGCTAAAAATCCTATAGCTGCTTACATGGGTAACTATGCGCCATTTAAAGTTGGTGATGCTAGAAAACAAATGGCTAAAGGTGCTGCTCCAAAAAATACAGTAGACATAGATGCTCAAGTAGAAGGTAGAAGACAGTTTGATCCAGTAGCGGCAGAAGAAGTTAACATACCAGAAGAATTAAACTTTACTAGAGAGTCAGGCGTTTTACCAGGCTCTGATATGTACAATGCTATACTTAGAGCTAATGAACTAGTATTAGGTACTAAATTGCCAAAGCTAGATTATGTTAGAAAAAAGAAAGGCCAAGCAGATGTTTTAGTTAGTTTAAAAGACGTTAGAGATATTATTAAAAACCCAGATAACTATACTAGAGCTGAATACAATCAAGCTCAAATAGATTATTCAAGAATAATTAAAGATTTTAAAAACGGTATTGCAGCTCAGTACGAGTCTATATTATATGATAATATAAAACAATCATTAGGTAAAGGAACACCTGGTTATGATCAAAGACTATTAGATATTAAAAACGCTATGGTAAATAAACTTTCTATAGCTGATTTAGTAGCTATGGAAAGACTTTCTAAAGATAAAATATTTACTTCACTAGATCGTAAAAATTTAAGTCCAGAAGATATAAAAAGATATGAAGGTACAGGTAGATTAGTATATTCTAATCCAAAGTCAGGACCTAATCTTTACTCAAGACTGATGCCTAGTGATCAAGCTTATTTAGATTTTTTTAAGAAAAGAGGTAGAGATGAAGCGTTAATTAAAAACCTAGCTAAGACATACGGTTTTGACGGTACCATGCAAGTAATGACCGAGCAAGACACTATAGATAAGATTACTAGTAGAAACCCTGAGTTAAACTATTTAGTAGCTGATGAGGTTGTTCAATTAATGGCGTCATCTATAGATAGAGGTGTTCAGTCTAAATTATCTAAAGAAGTAGAAAGACAGTTTTCTGAAATGAAAAATCCAACAGCTAATAACTTTGGAATATACATGGAAGACAAAGATAAGTTAATTAGTAATTTACTTGATACAGGATATAACGTTGGATTTGCTAAAGATATTAAAGAAACTAAAAAACAAGTTAGAAGTATTGTAGAAGGTATATATGGTGATAATTTAAGTAAACCTGAAATAACTAAGTTAGTAAGTTTATATACTCCATTAATAAACAAATTTGGAAAACAAGTATCAGAATACAAAGGTATAACTGATTTTCCTTTAAAGTCTTATATAGATGGTAGTTTAAATGCAGATGAAAATTCTACTTTAAACAAGTTCTGGAATTTAAAAGATGCAGAGGGAAATAGTATTAATGTTGGGGATTTAAATGATGCTGATGGAAGAGATACTCAAAAGGCTTTTATAAATGTATCAATACCACAGCTAGTTAAAGCCTATAAAAAACAAGGTAAAACTAAATTAGATTTAGCCATTGACTTTATATTGTTTAAAGGTGGTTTTGAAGACGGTGGATTAAATAGAAATATGATTTATGGTAATGAAGCTTCTGGTATATACGATACTAAAAAAGAAGCTGAAGACGCTATTAAAGCATTAGAAGAATTAAAAGGTTACAAGATAAAAGAAAGCAAGATAACATATCAAAAAGAAGGTAAATACGAAGGGAAATACAGAGTTGGCGGAGGTCACGTTGAGGTTTTTAACAAAGAACTTTTAGAAGAAAACTTTGGTATAACTAGTTACAAGTCTAAAACAAAAGATGGTGTTACTACTTGGACGCTAGAAGTTGATGGTGTTACTAGAGAAGTTGTAGGTCCTAAATCATATCCACAAAAAACAACTATGGATATGGTTACAAATAATATGTCTCAGCAAGAAATAAACGGCAGAAATGATTACTCTGATAGAGCTTGGAACTTTGTTACAACTTACTACAAAACTGTAGACAAAATGTTAGGTAAAACTGCTACTAAAGAAAATGCAGCAATGTTAATGAAAGCCTTTAATGATAACATGAAAGGACCTATGAGAGCTGCTGGTAGATTAACTTATGTACCAACAAACATAGATATTAAGGGTTATAATAGCAAAAACGTAGGTAAGTTATTTGAGTATGAGCATGGTATACCTTCATCTGTAATGAACTTAATGATAGCTGATGCTATATTTGGCCAAAACAAAGAGATTAGCTTAAGTAAATTAAAAGACAGTTATCAAGTGGGTGTTATATCAAAAGGTTTTGATGATAACTTTGGCAACTTCTTTAAAGCTTCTATGCCACTTACATATCAATATGGTGATACTCCTCTCACTAGATGGTTTAATGAGTATACTATTGGTGGTGAAGTTACAGAATTATTTAATATACAAACAGGTAAAGTAGTAAAAGAGTCTATAGCTCCTGCTAAATTATGGAACAGTGTAAAGCAAGCCAAGGCTGCCAATATAACTAATTTAAGTAATAATGTTGTAAAAGCTTCTATGGAGTCTTACAAAGACTTAGATTTTAAAGCAGATGCCGCTGGTAACATGAGTGCTAAATTTAAAGTTGGTAATAAAAATTATAATATAGATTTTTACCCAGTAGATATTGAAGATACAGCTTATGTTATAGAGTTTGACCAAGATAATAAACAAGGTATAACAGGATCAGGTAATGCTTTTAAAACTATGGGTATTGTTTACAACTCTTTGACTAATCTTATAAAAAATAATCCTAACGTTGAAACTGTAGAGTTTAGCGCTTTAGCTAAAGACAAAAGTAGGGTTAAACTTTATAATACAATGTTAGAAAAACTAGGCGCTGACCTAGGTTGGGAAACAGATATTTATACTGTTGAAATATTTGGAAAATTATCTGGCTACGATTATGAATTAGCTAGACCAGAAGGTAAAGTATCTATACCTGTTAAAGCTTCTATGGAAACTAATGAAGACATAATAGGTTATGCAGCTACAGTAGACGCAGCTCTTAATAATGCTAGAAAATTAAATGCACCTGTTAAAAAGATTAGAATATTTGATTTTGATGACACTTTAGCTAGAAGTAATAGTAAAGTAATAGCTATTAAAGAAGGTCAAAAAACTGAAATGAACGCGGAAGAGTTTGCGAGTAACGGCGCTCAAATGTTAATTGACGGTTATACTTTTGATTTTTCAGACTTTAATATAGTTAGAGATGGTAAGCCAGGTCCACTGTTAGATATAGCTAAAAAAATACAAGCAGCTAGAGGAACTGAAGATGTGTTTGTGTTAACTGCTAGAGCTCCTGAATCTCAAGGACCTATTAAAGAATTTTTAGACAGCTTAGGTTTAAATATACCTTTATCTAACATAACAGGGTTAGGTCAATCAACAGGTGCTGCTAAAGCTAAATGGGTTGTGGAAAAAGCTGCTGAAGGTTACAATGATTTTTATTTTGCCGACGACGCTTATCAAAATGTTAAAGCAGTAAGAGATGCTATGTCTGTATTAGATGTCAAGTCTAAAGTTCAACAAGCTAAAATGAGTTTAGAGACAGACATAAACGAAGATTTTAATAATATAATTCAAGAAGCCACAGGTATAAGATCAGAAGCTAGATATTCAGAAGCTAAAGGTAAAATAGTAGGTGCTAAAAAAGGTAGATTTAAATTCTTTATACCTTACTCTGCTGAAGATTTTTTAGGTCTTATATATCCTATATTACCTAAAGGTGCTAAAGGAAATTCAGCTATGAAATGGTTTAAAGAAAGACTAATGGATCCTTACACTAGAGCAGCTAATAACTTATCTACTTTCAGAAAGAATATGTTTGAAGATTTTAAGAAATTAAAAGAAGATTTAGATGTTCCTAAAGATTTAAAGAAAACAAACAAATCTGGATTTAGTAATGAGCAGGCTGTAAGAGTATACATATGGAATAAGCAAGGTATGAGTATTCCTGGTCTATCTAAGGGAGATACTAAAGAATTATTAGATATAGTAGAAGCTAATCAAACATTAAAGACTTTTGGTGATGAAATAATGAAGTTGAATAAAACTTTTGAATACAATGCTCCTAGTGAAAGTTGGCTAGCTGGAACTATAACAACAGATTTAATTGATGGTGTAAATAAAAATGTTAGACGTAAATATTTAGAAGAGTGGCAGGCTAATGTTGATTTAATATTTTCACAAGAAAACATGAATAAACTAGAAGCAGCATTTGGAACTAAATATGTAGAAGCTTTAAAGAATGTTCTTGAAAGAATGAAGCAAGGTAAAAATAGGCTAGCTACAGGAAATAGATTAAGTAATAGAATACTTGATTACATAAACAACGCTAACGGTGTTGTCATGTTTTTAAACATAAGATCTGCTATACTTCAAACTATATCTAGTGCTAACTTTATAAATTGGAGCTTTAATAATCCTTATAAAGCTGGTAAAGCATTTGCTAATCAAAAACAATATTGGTCTGATTTTATGATGTTAATGAACTCTGATTTTCTTGTTGATCGTAGAAATGGGATGAGAATTAATATATCTGAAAATGAAATAGCTAACGCTGCTAACACTAGTGGCAACAAAGCCCAAGCAGCTATATCTTATATATTATCTAAAGGATATGCACCTACACAATTTGCTGATAGTTTTGCTATAGCTTTAGGTGGTGCTACTTACTTCCGTAACAGAGTAGCTAATTTAATGAAGAACAATCCTGATATAACTCAGCAAGAAGCAGAGTCTCAGGCTATGTTAGAGTTTAGAGAAAAAGCTGAGGAATCTCAGCAGTCCTCTGATCCAATGAGAATATCACAACAACAGTCTAGTGATGCTGGTCGTTTGATACTAGCTTATGCTAACACTCCCATGCAGTATGCTCGTATGCAAAAAAGAGCTTTTCAAGATTTAGCAGCAGGTAGAGGTGATAACAAATCTAATGTTAGTAAAATAATATATTATGGAGTAGTACAAAATTTAATATTTAATACTCTTCAACAAGCTGTATTTGCTTTAGCTTTTAATAGCGAAGATGATGATGAAAAAGAAGTTGAAAAAGCTATTGATGTTGCTAACGGTATGGCAGATTCTATACTAAGAGGATTAGGAATGGGAGGAGCTGCAGTAGCAGTAGCTAAAAACTTTTTATTAGATATATACGAAAGATCAGGTAGAGACAGACCTGAATATGTTGACTCTATATATAAGTTACTACAATTTTCTCCGCCTATAAGTTCTAAAATATCTAGGTTTAGAGCTGCTGCTTGGCAAATGGATAGTAAAAAACGTAGAAAAAAAGCTATGGAAGATTTTGGTTTAGATAACCCAGGATATGAGGCCACAACTAAAGTTATTTCTGCAGTTACTAATGTGCCATTAGATAGACTATTGTTGAAAATGCAAAATATAGAAGCAGCTATGGATGAAGAAACAGAATGGTGGCAATCAATAGCTATGATAGCTGGATGGCCAGAGTGGCAAATAAATCCTAAAGACAAATCAAGTAGTAATACAACTGAAGTAAAAAAAGAAGTTGAAACTTGGAGAAGAAAAAAAGGAGTTACTATAGATAACTAGGAACAAGAAAAAACTGGGCACCATACCCAAAGTTCCTGTAACCAAAAAAGGGGAGGTCATTACGACTTCCCCTTTTTATATTTAACACCATGGGCAAAATCCGCCCGGACATCCGTCACACATAGTTCATATTTTAATAGTTATACCTATTGACACTATAAAAGCGCCGCTTGCTATTGCAAGTGTATTTGGATTAAAATCTAGCTTTTGTTTATGCCAAATCATATTAGTACCAGCAATAGTCATCATGCCAATACCACCTATTAAAGCTAGTCGTTTCATTTGATTTCACAATTATCACCTGCACAAGCTAACTCTCCCGCAAGATCTGTTTCATCTTCTGTTTCTACAATTTTACTAAGATCAACATCTTTAAGATGTTTCATAGCCATATCGTATTTTACTTTGCTTATATCTTCAAATGGAGCTTGAGTATATGTACCACCGTCATAAGGCAATACAGATAATCCATTATAATGATCTCTGTTTTTCCACATCCATTTACCTGCTTGATCCCATTCTTCTTGCTTTAAGCTAACAGTAGCTGAAACATTGTGAGTGTTAGATCCTTTTCTGTGACCAGGCTTAACCCACTCTGTAGCTACTTTCTTTATACGTTCAAGTAAATCAAATGGTGACTCAGTTCTAAGTATAGAACCTTTAGGTGCTTTCTGCGGTATGCTAATTACTGCAGTATCATGAGGTCTAAAAAACTCATCTTCAATTAACTCAGGATGATTAGCTGCTAAGTATTTATACATAGACTCGTTTTTACCAACTCTGATCCTACGCGTATAATAATCTGAATGCCATGCATGAATACCAGATGAAGTTCCTAATGCCAGAGATGTTGTCCCAGCAGGCTT